AAGCAGGTGGGCGGTGTCTACGACGGCGAACAGATGATGCAGACGCGCCAGCTGTTCGCAAAGGACATGGCGAACTTTTACGAAAAGAATGACCCATCCAGCGCGGCGGTGATGCGTCAGGCGATCGACAAGCTGGATGATCTGATCGAGAAGCTGGCGCGCAAGAGCGGCAGCGACGAACTCATGGACAAGTGGGCGCGGGCGCGCACCCAATGGCAGGTGCAGGAAATGGTCAAGAAGCCGGGCGTGATATCGCCGACCGGCGACATCAACACGGTTGCGCTGATCCGCCAGATGCGGCGCGAGAAGCGCAACGGCGGCTTTGGGTGGGATGGACCGCCAAGGGGGACGCCGGCGCGCAAGCTTTGGGAGATTGCGCGCGTCCATGCGGCCGACCAGACGCAGATACCCATGACGGGCGTGCGCGGCGTGATCGCCTCACAGATGGGCAAGAACGTGCAGAAGGTGATTGGCGGCGGGTTGCTGGCGGGTGCGGGCCTGCAGGGCGCGGGAAGCCTGTTCGACTAGGAACCCTTTGGGGCGATTGATGACGCGATGCAGCGCGGCCCGGACAGCAAAAAACCCGCCCCTTTTCAGGAGCGGGCTTTCTGTTAGTCTGTGTTCAAGTGATTTGCTCGGCAAAGCGATCACTAGAAACTCTCTAAGCAAGAGCTTTCTACATGAGCCGGGCCGGTCGCGTCAAGCGAGGGAACGGCAATGCACCAGATAATCCGCGAACGTAACCACCTCCTGCTCGAAATGGCGGCGGCACCCGGCTTCAGGCTGACGGCTTGGCTGGTGTTCGAGCAGCTGACGCGCTGGGAAAACGCGGTCAAGGGTTATACGCAGCCATCGCAAGGCGTGATCGCGCGTGCGATCAGGCGTTCGCGCAAGGCGGTCAATGAAGCCGTTGCATGGCTGCGCAAGCATGGGTTTATCAAGACGCAGCAGCGCTATGTCTTGCACCGTGACCGCACGCTGTATGGCACGCTGCGCTACTGGATTGCCAAAGAGCTAGGTCAAGTCGAGTGGCTGTTGAAAAAGCGGGCGGCTGAACTCCGTGACAAGTTGTTGTCGGGCAAAAGCCGGGTGGCATATCCAGCCGCGCCAAAGGCGCAGAAAGCCGAAAGCCGGGCCGACCGCGATGCGCGGGAACGGTACTGGCTTGAACAATTGGGCTGTAACCCTGACGTGGCAGAACCATCAAGTTCAGTTCTTAATTCTGATAATCTTATGTCGCCGGCTGTAAAAAAACCGCCCGGCGGCGGCATGTAGAGTGTCGCCTATGGCGACACGAATGGCTTAGGACGATAGACGGGAGAAAATGGCATGGCCAATTGGGCGAATATTGCCAACGCGGGCGACCCGCGCAGCGCGGCATGGCAGGCGCAAAACCTGTCCAACGTTGGTGTCGGCGGGCAGAACTGGCAGGTCTATGCGCCGGCCGCGCAATCGTTTCAGGGGTTCTTGAATGAGCTGGCCGGCACGGGTTACGTGCCGCGTTCGAGTGGCGGCTACAATGTGCGCAACATTGCGGGCAGCGACCGGCTGTCACAACATTCGTGGGGCAACGCGATTGACATCAACGCGGCGACCAATCCGCACGTGAAGAATGGCGGCGGCTTGCAGACGGATTTGCCGCAAAACGTTGGGCAGCTGGCCGCGAAATACGGGCTGGAGTGGGGCGGCTACTGGAAGAACCCTGACGCCATGCATTTCGAGTGGAAGGGCGGCGGCAATCAGCGCGGCGCTGACACGCCACAGACGGAAAACCTGTCACCGCCGCCGCTGAGCATGGCCAAGCTTATGCCGGGCATTGGCGATCTGGGCGGCGGCGGCGGCTATCAGCGCGCAATGCCGTTCGAGGAAGGTTTCGGCCCTCAACAATTCATGCAGGGCATTTTGGGCGGCACGCTCAAACAGGACATGCGGGCGGCTGTGGCCAAGCGCGTTCTTGGCCTGTTCATATAGGGGCAAATCAGTTGACGCGAGTCGCCGGTTGTCCGAGAGTTAATCAGTTGTCAAGGATTTGTTTCACGTGAAACACATGAATTTCGACTGGCTGGCCGTGAAGGCCGAAGCGCAGCGAATACACCAAAAAGGACTGCGAGCCGATGCGCGCAAAGCTGCAAGGGACGTTCGATCTGACGGCACCAATGCCTCAAAAGAGCGAGGACGACGTAAAAACGGAACGCATCTTGATGGACGAAATGAGGGAAGTCGGCCCGTCAGATGAGCAGCTGCGCATTCTTGAGGATTACAAGGCCAAGATGCGACGCGATAAGGCATTGAAATATCAGCATAATAGGGACAATGAGTGATGCAGAAACGCTGGGCAAATCTGGCGGGCGATCTGGTCAAGAGCGCTGCCGATGTCGACAACAGGCTTACGGCCGGGCAGCTGCACATGATGGTGGTGGCGGCGCTGAACGGCGAGGAGCCGCTTGCGCTGGCGGCTGAGATTGTCGGGCTGTCTCGCGATTACAAGAGCAAGGTTGAAATGTCCGACACGGACGCGGCCAAGCTCTTGGTGATGATTTCAGATCGCATCTACGAAATGGAAACCCGCGCGCCCAAGCGTCAGGCCAATGCCGATCAGTTCACGTTATCGTTTAGCTGGGCGGACAAGCAAACGGAGGAAGTATCATGATTGGCGCATTGATCCACCTGATTATCTGGCTGTTGATCGTTGGCGTTCTGTTGGCGCTGGTCTATTATGTGCTGGATGCAATCCCGATACCGCAACCGTTCAACCGCATCATCCGCATAGTGATCGTGGCGGTGTTCGTGCTGGTGGTGGTGATGTTGCTGTTGCAACTGACTGGCGGCGGCAGTTTGAACTTTCCAAGGCTGACACAATGAGACGCATGGTGCGCATTCAGGAAGAAGTAGCGAAGCATCTGACCAAGATCGCAAGGCGCGAGAAAGTGCGGTTTGTCGTGATCCTGCGTCTTGAGGGCGATGGGCCAGACTTTGGCGATGCCAGTTTATCATCGAATTGCGGCAATCATCTTCACGAAATTGCGTTGCTGTCAGAAGGATTGAGTGTAGTTTATCTTAAAGCAGCAGGAGAGGGAGTGGAACATGCCGAAAACAACCAACGTACTGACACTGAAAGCCCCAAACAGCGAATTAATTGAAATTCGAGACGTGGGCGATGCCTGCGTTATCCTGCAACGCGAGTTGGCGTTGCGTGCGCAGCGCAGGACACGCCGGCCGGGGTTCACGTACAAGACCATTGCGGCCAAGGCCGGTTGCTGCAATTCGACGCTGTACCGGATTGCGGACGGCACCACGAAATGGCCGCAGCTGCGCACGTGCCTGCTCATTTTCCACGCGATAGGCTTTAGGCTGTACGTCGGGAAATAGGGGTGCGACAATAGCGCACACCTAATTGCCATTGTGGTTTAGGGATCAACACCTTATGTATGTGTTGTGGCGATGTTGCCACGACAAACAGGGGTGCAGACCTATGAACATGAACGCGACAGAGTATGAGCCAACATTCAGCTGGGAAGCCTTCCACAAGGGAAAGCCCATAGGAACATTCCTACTACACAGCCGCCGCTCGTCAGGTGCAAAGCACGTCATCGCAGCGCAGACCAGTATCCCATATGGTCAACTGACTGTGAAACGCATTTCAACCGAGGTGCAGTCATGAACGCTGAAATATATGTGGTGGAAGTGCATTATCCAATGCTGGTTGATGGCAGAGAGGAAGCTTACGACACGCGGGCCGAAGCGATGGCAGCGATGCAACGGCATTGTGAAGCTGGTGCGAATGTCCAGATGTATCGGGTGTTCTGGCGACAGATGAAAGTAGAGGACGGGTGGTATAAGGCGACAAAGTCATGAGCGCGGCCAATGAACTGAATATCGCGGCGGATCACGTCATGCGGTGCGTCGACATACTGGAGAACCATAAGCGCAGCAAACCATCTGCATTTGAACTTGCCGAAATGCATACAAGGCTTGAAAGGGCGGTGCTGGCGCTGGAAAAAGGCACGCGAATGGTTGTCGAGCTTGAAAAGCTGCGCGTGGTGCGGCCATGATGCGGGGAGAGTTTCGCTCATGGTGGGATTGCATCGGAATAATCATGCAGCGTGCAAAGGGACTGGAGCTCCGTTTTGACAAGCTGGAGGCGCGGGCAATGCTTGCGCGCCTATATCATGCAGATGTAACGTTCATCCCCGGTGAAGTCGCCTCCCTTCCCGATGCCAAGTTGGCTGAATGGTGGGAGGCGCACATTGCACGGCCAAATCCAGTTCGCCGCAAAGCCGCACCAAAGCGCGGTCTTAAACGATAAGACACGGCACCGCTGCGTCGTCATGCACCGCCGCGCCGGTAAGACCGTCGTGGCGGTGTTTGCGCTTATAGAGGCGCTACTGACCTGCCCATTGCCGCATCCGCGTGTGGCCTTCATTTCGCCCTTCCTGAAGCAATCGAAAAAGCTGGCTTGGGATTACCTCGCCAACACGGTCGCGCAAGCGCCGCACGTGTTCGACATTTCCAAGGGGGAACTGACGGTCAGCTGCCGGCTGAACGGCGGCAAGGCGCAGTTGTTGGGCGCTGACAATATCGACGCGATCAGGGGGATTTATCTCGACTTCGTAGTGGTCGACGAAATGGCCGACGTTGATCCAAACCTGTGGGATAGCGTGCTGGTCTATTGCCTCGCTGATCGGCAGGGCAGGGCGCTAATCAGTGGCACGCCGCGCGGCCGCATGAACAAGCTTTACGAAATGTTCCAGCTGGGCAGGAGCGGCGATGTCCAATGGTCCAGTCACCTCTATACCGTTGACGATACGGACATGATCGACGCCGGCGAGCTGGATCGCCTGCGCAATCAGGTTGAGGCCGGCCACCTCAACCGGGCGCTGTTTCAACAGGAAATGTACTGCGACTGGACGTCCAGCCTGATCGGTGCCGTCTATGGTGACGAGATAACCCG